GAATATGAGAGCTGTTGGCGCACTAATTGTTAGCAAGAAAACCGGAAGAGCTATGATGCAACTTCGTAGCCCTTCTGAAACGCATAGCATGTGTTGGGGGCTATGGGGTGGCAAGTTAGACGGTAACGAAGGCGATCTTGAAGGTTTAAAGCGAGAGCTCTGCGAAGAACTTGGGCATCCAGGTGTACCAAATACTATTGCAATGAGTCATGTATACACTTTTACAACTCGTGACAAAAGATTTCGGCATGTTAGTTATCTAATTTTATGCGAGGAAGAGTTCATCCCAACAGTAGATGACGAAAGTGCCGGATACTGTTGGGTTAATTTATGGGAGTGGCCGCAGCCACTTCATCGCAATACTGCTAAAATGTTTAACAGTACAGGCTTTCGAGTAGCATTAGAGGGTTTATTGGATGGCGTTAAAAGTAATTAAAAATACTTTGCATCAGCCAGACGTATACGCTGGCCCACATAAGCAAATTGATGTAACGCAATGTTGGCAATATCACTTAAACAATCCACTATTGAATAAGTTATACAAAGATTCAGTTTGCTACACTGAACGATGGTACTTGGAAACTCGACGCCTTATAAACGAAGAACTTTGGTATCATCCGTTGTTGATTAGTTTATTATTAGATGAAAAGTTAAAACTTGATCTAATCAAAAGTGCAGTAATTGACGGAGTTAATATGCGAAGTATGATAAATGATCAACGCTATCCCGAATATCAAATGTCAGCCAGTGTCAACTTGAAAAAGCTAACTCGCTGGTGTGCATTTTTTATTAGCTTGCCTGATTCACACGAAACTCTTGTTGCCCTAAATGGCCAATCTGGCGACTAAGATCTAAGTCGCACCAAATCTTAATCTCATTGTGATCAAGTAAATCACAAAATCCCATATCCTCGCCATGCCATGTACTACTTGGTGCATGCCACTTTAGCGGAAAGTGCGGACTTGGTATTTCATCTGCTATAGTAGCCCGCATTAATAAACAACCAAACCCAGTATAACGCACTTGAGTTAGTCCGTGTGCAGTTGTATCAACTGGCTCTACTGGATCAATAGAATGAAATGCAGTAGGGTGAAAAGGTGGTACACGTTTTGAGTAAGTGGCGCAGGCCACTTTCTTTTTGTGCTGTAATAATCTAACAATGACATCTTCGGGAAATGTCATATCACTATCAAGCCACATTACATGCTCTGCCCCGTACTCGTCAACTGCCAAGTTCAGTAATACTTGACGTTGGTTGCTGAGTACTGTGCCAGCATCCATTTCAAGTATTACCGGGATACCTTGTTGTTCTGTGTATTTGATTGCTTGTACTAAACAGTAGGTAAACTTTGCATGCACTGTCCCGTTCGTTGGTACGCAAATAACAACCTGATCGCTTAGAACAGGTTGCTGATCAAATACAGAACGAGATGACTTGCCAAACATTATTCTTCAGCAGTATCAACATTAGACAAATTAGCTTTGCGTTCTGCAAGACGTGTTGTCTTGTTAATTACATTTAAGAATGTTTGGCAGCGTGTGACTGTTTTTTCATATAATTCAGCTGGTAACTTCAGCATCTGTCCCATATTTTCAATGGATACATTTTGACAAATTGCTTCCACTGCTGCATTTTTTGCAAGTTGTTCTACCCAATAAGTTGGTTCAGCATTTTCAATAGCAGTAGCAACATCTGTACCAATTTCTGCTTGCAATTCCGCAATGCGAGCATTGATGATATTCATTTCATCAAGTACAATTTGCTTTTGCCAATCGGTTGTGGCCTTGTTCATTTCGCCGTTTAAAAATTCCATCTCTTGGCAAAGAGAAACAAGTAATCTTGGTCCGCTTGCAACACCGTATACAAAATTTTCTCTTTCAAAATTTGTACGGAATGGTACCTGCTTTAATACTGTTCTTGTATTGTTTAGGATTTCGTTTTGAGTTAGTGGCATGAAAGCTCCTTCTATGTTTAACTATGTATCATTTTAGATACAGAAATTTTAGCCAAAAAGAAAGGGTGTTGCCACCCTTTCTTCGATTCATAACATTATTAAGTGTTATATGGTGTTGTACGTCCACCAAACGAGCTACTTAAACTAACAGAGCCGCCGATACCTAAATATCCGCCTAATGTAGCACGTAATGATACATTAGATCCTGTTGTGTTAGAGTAACCACGCTTGACGTTGCCAAACGAAATTGATGATCCAGTTGCTGGAAGAATTGCCATTTTATTTGCCTCCTCTTTTCACTAGATTATAGTTCAGTTGTAGCTGAACCACCCAACTTAGAAATTTCTGCTTTTAAAGCATCGATTTGTAGTTGTTGCGCTTTAACTGCCTCGAGCAATAACGCTGTCAACTTGTCGTACTTAACAGTCTTGAAGCCAGGGAAAGCACTTGGAGTTACCAACTGTGGTAATACTGCTTCAACTTCTTGAGCAATAACACCAACTTCTTCTTTGTCAATAATACCTAAGTCTAACGCTGTCTGGTTAGGACGGAAAGTAACACCACGTAACGACATAACTTTAGCAATTGGATCTGTAATTTCTACAATATCCTTCTTCAAGTTAACGTCAGAGTAGTAAGCTGTAATTTCACCAGTAGCAGTGATACCACCTTGAACTGCGATTGCACCAGTGAATGTGCCGCCGCCCCATGGGTTGCCAGATGGGCCTGTAGGGCCTGTTGCACCTGTAGGACCTGTAGGACCTGTTGAACCTGTGTTACCTTGGATACCTTGGATACCTTGTGAACCAGTTGGACCAGTTGGACCAGCAACTGTGGAAGCAGCACCTGTAGGGCCTGTAGGGCCTGTTGGGCCTGTTGGGCCTGTTGGGCCTGTTGGGCCTGAAACGCCAGCACTCCATGTACCGTCACCACGCCAGAATGTACCAGTGCTTGCGCCTGTACCGCTGTTCAACTTGCTTACTGGTAAATTACCAGCAATACCAGTGTGAGTCAATCCAGAAATAGCAGAAGCTAATTCTGTATCAGTTGCCATTGCATCTTGAATTTCTTTCAATGTGTCAAAGGCTGCACCGGCACCGTTTGTTACTGCGGCAATAGCGTTTGCTTGAGCTGCATTTGCTTTAGTAGTTGCATCACTTGCGGCTGCACTAATTGCTTCACTCTTTGCAGTAGCAATTGCTGTACCACGTGCTGTAGTTTCAGCTGATACTTTGCTTGTTGCGTCACTTGCGGCTGCACTAATTGCTTCACTCTTTGCAGTAGCAATTGCTGTACCACGTGCTGTAGTTTCAGCTGATACTTTGCTTGTTGCGTCTGAAGCGGCAGTACTGATAGCTTGGCTCTTTGCAGTAGCGATAGCTGTATCACGTGCAGTTGCTTCGGCTGCTACTTTTGTAGTTGTGTCTGAAGCGGCATTTGATTGAGCTGAGTTAGCTTTAGTAGTTGCATCAGTTGCAGCAGTGCTGATAGCTTGGCTCTTTGCAGTAGCGATAGCAGAGTCACGTGCAGTAGCTTCTGTAGACACAGCAGAGTCAACATAGCCTTTGGTACTTGCATCAGTCGAAGCTGTTGGTGTACCTAAGCCTGTAATCTTGTTAGCGTTCATTACAACAGATGCATAAACTCCAACTGCGGCGTCGAAACGTGTGGTTTCTTTGAAACGAGCAGGGGCAGTAAAGATACCATCAAAGTTATCATCTTCTGCGTCAGTTGAGCCACCGTCGGCTGTTGTCAATGTAGCTGCAAGAATCGAAACGTTACGTTCCAAGTCACTGATTCTACGTAGACTTGATTTGCTACCCGAGAAAACGATATCGTTATCGCCAACGACCGTTGCTTCTACAAGAGTACCAGCTTTGTCATACTTGTATTCTTTTGATTTGTCTAATGATACTTCACCTGTAGTACCACTGTTCTTTAATTTACGTTTATTATCAGACATTTTATCTCCTTTGAGTTTTCTGGCACGGAGGGCAAACTATTGTTACCCCAAGTCCATTGTTACCAATGTACAGACGGGGGATGTCAAACCCCCGTCTTTAGCCAGTTAAATTACGCGAATTTTAATCCAGTTACTTCGATTTCGTCATCTGTTGCCAAAATACCAGCAACAACTGTTACAACAGAACCGCTTACGCTAAATTCAGTTG